AAAAGTTATGGAAATGAACGTCACCGACCGTCACCATCACTTTAAAAGACTGATGGGAGTAAGGAAAAATGAGAGAAAAGTATATAGAGCAAAAATTAGTTAGTGAAGTTAAAAAGCGTGGTGGCATTTGTTTGAAACTTGCATCAACAGGATTAGATGGTATTCCAGATAGAATGGTATTAATGTCAAAAGGTAGGGTTGCTTTTGTAGAGTTGAAAGCACCAAAACAAAAACCAAGAAAACTCCAACTTGTAAGAATTAAGAAGTTAAAAGAACTAGGATTTAGTGTATATGTGTTAGACACTTTAGAAGATATAGGAGGTGTAATCGATGATATACAAACCACATAATTATCAAAAGTATGCAACCGAGTTTATTGAAACTCACAACGAGTCAGCAGTCCTACTTGATATGGGACTTGGAAAAACATCAATAACACTTACTGCAATAAATGATTTATTATTTGATAGTTTTGAAGTTCACAAGGTTTTAGTAATTGCACCTTTAAGAGTTGCAAGATTTAGTTGGAAAGCTGAAATAGAAAAATGGGAACACCTACATAACTTGAAATATGAAATTGTAGTAGGTACAGAAAAAGAAAGAATAGCTGCTTTGAGGAACAATGCCGATATTTATATTATTAATCGTGACAATGTTAAGTGGCTAGTTGAAAAAATGGGTTCTAAATTTAACTTTGATATGGTTGTAATCGATGAACTATCATCTTTTAAGAATTATAACTCACAAAGATTTAGAAGTTTTATGAAAGTGCGACCTAGAGTTAAAAGAATGGTTGGATTAACAGGAACTCCATCAAGTAATGGATTAATGGATTTATTTGCTGAATTTAAAGTGCTAGATATGGGAAAAAGGCTAGGAAGATTTATTGGAGAATATAGAAACAACTACTTTGAACCAGATAAGCGAAATGGTCAAATAATATTCAGTTATAAACCATTACCAAATGCAGAAGAACAAATATATAAGCAAATATCCGATATTACGATTTCTATGAAATCAACTGATTATTTAGAAATGCCAGAATTAATAAAAAGCAACTATTCTGTAACTTTAAATGAAAAGGAATGGAATAAATATCAAGAATTAAAAGAAGATTTAGTACTGGAACTTCCTGGAGGAGAAATAACAGCAAGTAATGCTGCAGTACTATCAAACAAATTAATACAAATGGCAAATGGAGCCATATATGATGAAAATGGAGAGTTCGTAGATGTACATAGTAAAAAATTAGAGGCTTTGGAAGATTTAATTGAATCAGCAAATGGAAAACCTGTACTTGTTGCATACTGGTTCAAACATGATCTTGAAAGAATTGAAAAACACCTAAAAAGTAAAAAGATTGAATTTGCAAGACTTGATAGTGACAAAAGTATCGAAGATTGGAACAATGGAAAAATATCAGTTGCACTTATTCATCCAGCATCAACAGGACATGGCTTAAATCTTCAAGATGGTGGTTCTACAATTATATGGTTTGGACTTACTTGGTCTTTAGAATTGTACGAACAAACAAATGCAAGATTATGGCGTCAAGGTCAAAAGGCAAAAACGGTAGTAATAGAACATATTGTTTCAAAAGGCACTATTGATGAACAAATAATACAAGCATTAGAAGGAAAACACAAAGTACAGGATTCATTGATTAGTGCAGTAAAAGTAAATCTTAGTAAATCAGAGTCAATCCGAGGGTAATCAAAAAGAATCGGAGGTTAAAATATGACAGCAAAAGAATACTTGTTACAGGCTCATTATTTAGATGAACGTATAACATCAAAGACACAACAGATAGCATCCTTAAACGAATTAGCAACAAGATGCACGTCTACCATTTCTGATATGCCAAAGAGTCCTAATCGTGGTGGATCAAGAATGGAAGATTGCATTATTAAAATAATTGATTTGGAAGACAAGCTTAAGGAAGACATAGAAAAGTTAATAAACCTAAAGCAAGAGATAATGGAAGTTATAAGAGCAGTTCCTAACATTGAATACCAAACACTTCTTGAAAAGAGGTACTTGTGTTTCAACACTTGGGAACAAATATCTGTTGATATGAACTACTCAATACAGCATATACACCGTATGCATAGTTCAGCTTTGAAAGAAATTGTAGTTCCAAGTTAAGATGAGAGTAAATGTGATAGTATGAGACTATGGTCTTGTGATATTATTATAATGGAAGAAATTAGAATGATGAAAGCCTTATGGGGAAACCTGTAGGGCTTTTATTATGCAAGAAAGGAAAAGGAAAGATGCCGAAGAAACCAAAGCGTCCATGTTCTTACCCAGGATGTCCACGATTAACAGACGGTAGGTTTTGTTTAGAACATGAGAAACAAGAAAACAAAAGGTATGAACAATACGATAGAAGTCCAGAAGTAAAGAAAAGGTACGGACGAGTTTGGAAAAGAATAAGAGATAGCTATGCAAAAGAGCACCCTTTGTGTGAGAAGTGTTTGGAACAAGGTGTGTACAGAGCGATGGAAGAGGTACATCATAGATTACCTCTTGCAGAAGGTGGAACACATGACAGAAAGAATTTGATTTCACTTTGTAAATCATGCCATGCAACGATTCATGCTGAACGAGGAGATAGATGGAAACCTAAACCAAAATATTATAGGTAGGGGGAGTCAAATCTCTAAAAAGTAAGAGCAGTGCAACGGGCGTGGGGTCTTATGTGTAAAAAAAGCGAATTCAAAAGGGTATTAAAGGGAGGTGAGATTAAATGCCAACAAAATCAAACAACATCGGTGGTAGAGGTGGTGCAAGAATTGGTGCTGGAAGGAAAAAATCAGCAATTAAAGAAAAAGCACAAAATGGAAATCCAGGTGGTAGAACTTTAGAGACTTTGGATATTCCAGAAATCGAAGGAGCAGAGATGCCAAAGCCACACGAGTTCTTATCTGAAAAGCAACGTGATGGAAATGAACTACAAGCAAAAGAGATATACCAAGAAACATGGAAGTGGCTTAAAAAAGTAGGCTGTGCTCAAAAAATCTCGCCACAGCTTTTGGAGAGATATTCGATGTGCAGTGCAAGGTGGATACAATGTGAAGAACTAACTAACAAGTTGGGACTTTTATCAAAACATCCCACTACTCAAAAACCAATACCATCGCCATTCATAAATATAGGTATCAATTATATGAATCAAGCAGTTAGATTATGGAATGAGATATTCCAAATAGTAAAAGAAAATTGCAGTACTTCTTATGAAGATGCTGCACCACAAAATGATTTGATGGAGAGACTATTAAGAGCAAGAGAGGAGAGAAAAAAATGATAGAAAAGGTTAATCCAAAGCACCCAGATAAAATTGCAGATAGAATTGCAGGTGCAATAGTTGATTTAGGATATAAGTTACAAGACAATCCTAAAATAGCAGTTGAGGTTTTAATAGGACATGGAGTTTGCCATGTAATTGTTGAAACATCAGTAGATTTTAATAAGGAAGATATAGAAAATATCATCACAAGAATAGCAGGAGATATGTCGAAAGATATCGTATTAGTGCCACAAGATATACACTTATCTAAAAACCAAGAGAAAGAGATAAGATGTGGAGATAATGGAATATTTAAAGGGACACCTTTAACTGACGAGCAAAAGAAGTTATCAGAAATTGCTCGTTTTATTTATGAAAAATATCCAAGCGATGGTAAGTACATTTTAGATAATGAAAAACTAATTATTTGTCAAAGTAACTGTAAGACAGAAGAGTTAAAAGAATTGTATCAAGATGCAACAATCAATCCATTAGGAGATTGGACTGGAGGCACTGATGTTGATACAGGTGCAACAAATAGAAAACTTGGTTCTGATATGGCTGATGGTGTAACTGGTGGTGGACTTCACGGTAAGGATCTATCAAAAGCAGATGTGTCTGTAAATATTTATGCATTCCTAAAAGCACAAAAAACTAATGAAGTTGTAAAAATATCATGTGCTATTGGTGATAAAGAAATAGATGGCAAACCTTATGAGGAAATCGTAAACATTGCCAAAGAATATATTGAGTCTATCGGTGGATTTGAAAAATTCGCTGAATGGGGACTTTTTTAGGAGGTGTATAAAATGTCTAAAACAACAACAGAGATGCAACTAATATCAGTTGATAAATTAGTTCCTTATGTGAATAATGCAAGAACACACTCGGCAGAACAAATATTGAAATTGCGTTCTTCACTTAGAGAGTTTGGATTTGTTAATCCTATTATAATTGATAGAGAGTTTAATGTAATAGCTGGTCATGGAAGATTGATGGCTGCAAAAGAAGAAGGCTTAACTGAAGTACCATGTGTATTTGCTGACTATTTAACTGATGCTCAAAAGAAAGCATACATTTTAGCAGATAACCGTATGGCAATGGATGCAGGTTGGGATGAAGAATTACTTAAAATAGAAATGGAAGAATTACAAAATCTAGGATACGATTTAGAGTTTACTGGATTTGATGAAAAAGAACTAGCTGACTTATTTGGAGTAGATGACAAAGAAGTAAAAGAAGATGAATTTGATTTAACTGCTGCCCTTGAAAAAGCAAGTTTTGTTGAAAGAGGGGATGTGTGGTTTGTAGGAAAGCATAAGTTGATGTGTGGTGATGCAACATCAAGTGAAGATGTAGCAAAACTAATGGAAGATAAAAAAGCAAACTTAATCTTAACCGACCCACCTTACAACGTAGCTTTCAAAAGTTCTGATGGATTAACAATCCAAAATGATAGTATGGATAATAATGACTTCTATGAGTTCTTATATTTAGCATTTAAAAATATGTCAGACCATTTGGAAAACGGTGGAGCTGCATATGTATTCCATGCTGATACAGAAGGTTTGAATTTTAGAAAAGCTTTTATAGATGCAGGATTTCATTTAGCAGGTTGTTGCATATGGGTAAAAGATAGTTTAGTACTAGGTCGTTCAGATTATCAATGGCAACATGAACCTGTTTTATATGGCTTTTTGCAAAATGGAAAACATCCATGGTATTCAGATAGAAAACAAACTACTATCTGGAACTTTGATAAACCTAAAAAGAACTCAAATCATCCAACTTCTAAACCACTTGATTTATTAGCTTATCCAATAAACAATTCAACTCAGGCTAATGCAATTGTTATAGACACATTTGGTGGTAGTGGATCAACACTTATGGCTTGTGAGCAAATGAATAGAATTTGCTACACAATGGAACTTGATGAAAAATATGCATCAGTTATTTTAAGAAGATATGTTGAAGATACTAACGATAGTGAAAATGTGTATGTAATTAGAGATGGTGTGAAGATATTGTATAAAGATTTAGTTAAAGAGGTAGAAGTTGATAATGGATAAAGAACTGACACTTGCAAGTTTATTTGATGGAAGTGGTGGTTTTCCATTAGGTGGGATGTTAGCAGGTATTAAACCTATATGGAGTTCAGAGATAGAGCCATTTGCAATTAGGGTAACAACTAAAAGATTATCCAAAGTAAAGCATTATGGTGATATTACTAAAATAAAAGGAAATGAAGTGGAGCCCGTAGATATAATTACATTTGGAAGTCCATGCCAGGATATGTCGATAGCGGGTAAAAGAGCAGGATTAGACGGAAGTAGGTCTAATCTTTTTTATGAAGCAATAAGAGTAGTAAAAGAAATGAGGTGTGCAACAAATGGAGAAAAACCAAGATACATTGTCTGGGAAAATGTCACAGGAGCCTTCTCTTCAAACAAAGGAGACGACTTCAAAAGTGTCCTTGAAGAAATCTGCAAAGTCAAACATCAAGAATTGTCTATTCCTAAACCTGCAAAGTGGCAACAAGCAGGAACGATTATGGGAGATGATTTCTCAATCGCATGGCGAGTATTTGATGCTCAGTTTTGGGGAGTTCCCCAGAGAAGAAATCGTATCTACCTTGTCGCAGATTTTGGAGGAAACAGTGCCTCAAAAATACTATTTGAGTCAGAGGGCTTGTCAGGGTATTCTAAGGAGAGCTTTAAGTCGTGGCAAGACTCTTCCAGAAACATTGAGAATAGCATTAGAGAATCAGGCAAGTTAGATTTATTTGAAAATCACTCGCAAGATTTAAGATATAAAGGACCATTGGATGTTGCACCAACAGTACTTTCAACTTATGGTACTGGTGGTAATAATCAACCATTCATTGTTCATTCAAAAAACTATGATGTGCGATTAACATCTGAAGGTACAAAGAATGCAAGGAATAATGTGTATGAAACAGAAACATCAAGAACTCTTGATACTAATGGGAACTTTCCTAATTCTAATCAAGGTGGAGTTGCAATTGTTTATTCAACAAGCAAGAGTTCATTTCATATTAGAGCAAGTGAAAATCTAGCTAATACATTAATTGCAACAGACTATATGGATCCTCCAATAGTGAATGATAAGTTAAGAGTTAGAAGACTTACACCAAAAGAATGTGCAAGGCTTCAAGGCTTTCCTGATTGGTGGTGTTCTAATTTAGAAACAAAAGAGCCAACCAAAGAAGATATTGATTATTGGAGAGAAGTATTTAATGAAAGTTCTAAAGCAGAAGGAAAGAATAAAAAAGAAAAGACAGATAGCCAAATAATTAAATGGTTACAAAATCCTCATTCTGATTCAGCTGAATATAAGTTATGGGGAAATGGTGTAGCACTTCCATGCGTTTACTTTGTTCTATCTGGAATCGAGTATTATGCACACATCACTTGATAAATATGTGTTTTAGAGTGATATATGTAGTGCAAGGAGGTAAACAATATGATGTTTCCAAAAAAAGAAATAGTTGAAAGAATACGAAAGGAATATCCAAAAGGAACAAGAGTAAGGCTTATAAAGATGGATGATATGCAGGCTCCACCACTTGGAACAGAAGGGACTGTAATTGGTGTAGATGATACTGGATCAATTATGGTTGCCTGGGACAATGGTAGTTCTTTAAATGTTATTTACAATGTCGACAAATGTATCAAAATATAGCAAAAAATATACACTTATTTTGCCTAAATGACTTGATATATATGCCTTTTAGAGTGATATATATACATAACAAAAAGAGGAAATCTTATATAAAGAAAGGTGAGTAAGATGAGTGAAAAAGCAATAAGACAATCCGAAAAAATGAAAGAACAAACAATCGGAGTAGAAGTTGAAATGAATAACATAACCAGAGAGAAAGCTGCAAAGATAGCAGCCGAGTTATTTGGAACAGGCAGATATGAATACACAGATAATAGAAATGGATACTTAACATGGTCTGCCTGGTCAAGTGACGGAAGAGAATGGAAGTTTCAAAGAGATACAAGTATTTCTGGAGTAGAAAGTAAAAAATGTGAATTGGTAACACCAATATTAAAGTATGACGATATTGAAACATTACAGGAACTAATAAGACTTTTAAGGAAAGCAGGTGCAAAGAGTGATGCAACAAGAGGATGCGGAGTTCACATCCACATAGGAGCAGATGGACACACACCTCAAACAATGAGAAACCTAGCAAACATTATGGCAAGTCATGAATTGTTGATAGCAGATGCATTAAAACTTGATTCAATGAGAATGGCTAGATATTGCAGAACAGTTAATCCAGAGTTCTTAAGAGTACTTAATAGAAAGAAACCAAAGACAATGTCAAAATTCGCAGACATTTGGTATCAAACACAAAATGCTAGTTATTATAGAAATCAGCATTACAACGATAGCAGATACCATATGCTAAACTTCCATGCAACATTTACAAAAGGAACTATTGAATTTAGATTATTTCAATTTGATCCACCAGCAGAAGGAAAACAAAATGGACTTCATGCAGGACAATTAAAAAGCTACATTCAATTTTGCCTAGCATTAAGTCAAATGGCAAAAGATGTGAAATTTGCATCAGCCAAAAGACAACAAAATGATAATCCAAAATATGCAATGAGAACATGGTTATTAAGATTAGGATTCATTGGAGATGAATTTAAAACAGCAAGAGATGTATTAACAAAAAGACTTGAAGGTGACACAGCATTTAGACAAAAAAGAGTAAGCTCAAGGAATTAGCCTCCTGGTACTTTAATCGGCAGCATTGACTGCCCTTAAGGTGGTAGAAGGGTAATCCCTTGAAAAAGAAAGGAGGATATCTTATGGAGAGGAGATATTATATAGCTTACGGTAGTAATTTAAATGTTAGACAGATGAAATACAGATGTCCAACAGCAAGGATTATTGGAACATCGGTTATTAAGGATTATGAATTATTATTTAAAGGTAGTAAGACAGGTTCTTATTTAACCATTGAAAAAAAGAAAGGCGAACAAGTACCAGTAGTAATTTGGGAAACAAAAGAAAGTGATGAACTTGCACTTGATAGATATGAAGGATGCCCACAGTTTTATTACAAAACTGAAATGTATCTTCCAATCAAAGGAATTAAATCAAAAAAGATAAGAATTAGAAAAGCCTATGTTTATATAATGCATGAAGATAGAGAACTTGGAATACCAAGTCAACATTATTTGGGAACTTGCCTTGAAGGATATTTAAGGTTTGGTTTTAATCCAGATTATTTAGTAGATGCTCTGAATAAAAGTAAAAGTGGGAGGATAGAAGATGAAGAAGGAATTGAATAGGACAAGAAAATGTCCAAAATGTGGAGCAGAATATCAAGGACATCCTGCAATATCAAGAAGAGATAATAAAACACCAATATGTCCCGATTGTGGAACAAGGGAGGCACTTGAGTCAATAGGTGTTGATATTAAGGAACAAGAACACATCATTAAAACAATACATAGAACTCAAGAAAAATAAAACTAAATAAATATTTTTTGAAAGCACTTCATTTATGGAGTGCTTTTTGTGTGGAAGGGAGATGATAAATTGAGAAAGTTAAAGAACTATAAGCCAACAAAGTTTATGGCTAAAACAAGCTACTATGATGAAGATGCAGCAGATTTTGCAGTTGCTTTTATTGAGAGCCTTTGTCATACAAAAGGAACGTGGGCAGGAAAGCACTTTGAATTAATAGACTGGCAAGAACAAATCATCAGAGATATCTTTGGTGTACTTAAACCTAATGGATACAGACAATTCAATACTGCTTATATTGAAATTCCTAAAAAGCAAGGTAAGTCAGAACTTGCAGCGGCAGTAGCACTGTTACTAACTTGTGGTGATGGAGAAGAAAGAGCTGAAGTGTATGGGTGTGCTGCAGATAGAAACCAAGCGAAAATTGTATTTGATGTTGCAGTAGATATGGTTAAGTTCTGTCCTGCATTATCAAGAAGAGTAAAAATATTAGAGTCGCAGAAAAAACTAATATACAAACCAACAAATAGTTCTTATCAAGTGTTATCTGCAGATGTTGCTAATAAACATGGTTTCAATACTCATGGCGTTATATTTGATGAATTACACACACAACCTAATAGGAAATTGTATGATGTAATGACTCAAGGTTCTGGTGATGCAAGAATGCAACCTTTGTATTTCTTAATTACAACAGCAGGAAATGATACTAACTCAATTTGTTATGAAATACATCAAAAGGCAAAAGATATTGAAAAAGGAAATAAAATTGACCCTACATTTTATTCAGTAATTTATGGTGCTGATGAAAGCGAAGATTGGACTGATCCAAAAGTATGGAGAAAAGCAAATCCGTCACTTGGAATAACAGTTGCTGAGGATAAAGTAAGAGCTGCTTGTGAATCAGCACAACAAAATCCTGGAGAAGAAAATGCATTCAGGCAATTGCGACTCAACCAATGGGTAAAACAATCAATAAGATGGATGCCTATGGAAAAATGGGATTTGTGTCGTGGAAAAATTATAGAAGAAGAATTAGAAGGTCGTGTATGTTATGGAGGATTAGACTTATCATCCACAACAGATATAACGGCTTTTTCTTTAGTCTTTCCACCAATAGATGATGAGGAAGAATATATTGTTCTACCTTACTTTTGGATACCAGAAGATACTCTTGATTTGAGAGTTAAAAGGGATCATGTTCCTTATGATGTATGGCAAAGACAAGGTTTCTTACAAACAACTGAAGGGAATGTAGTTCATTACGGTTATATTGAAAAGTTTATAGAAAAGTTAGGAGAAAAATTTAATATTCGAGAAATTGCATTCGATAGATGGGGAGCAGTACAGATGGTTCAAAATTTAGAGAACATGGGATTTACTGTTGTTCCATTTGGACAGGGATTTAAAGACATGAGTCCACCAACTAAAGAATTAATGAAACTAACACTTGAAAAGAAACTTCGTCATGGAGGTCATCCAATTTTAAGATGGAATATGGACAATGTCTTTATTAAAACTGACCCTGCTGGAAATATAAAAGCAGATAAAGAAAAGTCTACTGAAAAAATAGATGGAGTAATTGCAACTATTATGGCACTTGATAGAGCAATTAGATGTGGTAGCAGTTTAAGTGAAAGTGTCTATGATAACAGAGGAATTTTATTCTTATAGAAGGAGATGATTAGATATGGGAATTTTTAGTGGCATATTTAGGTCGAGGGATGCACCTAAAGATAGAACGACAGGAAGTAATTATAGCTTTTTTATGGGAGGAACAACAAGTGGTAAAAGAGTAAATGAGCGTTCAGCAATGCAAATGACAGCAGTTTATAGCTGTGTAAGAATTTTGTCAGAAGCGGTAGCAAGTTTGCCTTTGCATTTTTACAAATACGATGAAAACGGAAGTAAGAAAAAAGCTATAGAACATCCATTATATTTTTTATTGCATGATGAACCTAATCCAGAGATGACATCATTTGTGTTTAGAGAAACACTTATGACTCATCTTTTATTATGGGGTAATGCTTATGCACAAATCATAAGAAATGGAAAGGGAGAAATCATAGCATTGTATCCACTTATGCCAGATAGGATGACAGTTAATAGAGATGAAAAGGGAAAACTTTACTACGAATATTTAACAAGCACAGATGATGTTCCAATTAATAAAGAAACAACAGTGAGATTAAGTGAAACTGATGTCTTACATATTCCTGGATTAGGGTTTGATGGATTGGTTGGATATTCTCCGATTGCAATGGCTAAAAATGCGATAGGTCTTGCAATTGCAGCAGAAGAATATGGTAGTAAATTTTATGCAAATGGAGCAGCACCAAGTGGTGTGTTAGAGCATCCAGGCACATTAAAAGACCCTACTAAAGTAAGAGAAAGTTGGACTGAAACTTTTGGAGGTAGCCAAAATTCTCACAAAGTAGCTGTACTTGAAGAAGGTATGAAATATACTCCTATTTCTATTTCTCCAAATGAAGCTCAATTTTTAGAAACTCGTAAATTTCAAATAAATGAGATAGCTCGAATTTTTAGAGTTCCACCACATATGGTTGGTGACCTTGAAAAGTCGAGTTTTTCTAATATAGAGCAACAATCATTGGAGTTTGTGAAATATACGCTTGACCCTTGGGTTTCAAGATGGGAGCAAACACTTATAAGGTCGTTATTAACTAAAGAAGAAAAGAAAAAATATTTTATTAAGTTTAATGTTGATGGCTTACTTCGTGGAGATTATCAAAGCAGAATGAGTGGATATAGCATTGGTATACAAAATGGATTCATGTCACCAAATGATGTTAGAGAACTTGAAAATCTAGATTTAATTCCAGATGAAGAAGGTGGAAACACATACATGGTAAATGGAAACATGATGCCAATCACTGAAGTAGGTGCAGCATATAGACCTAAAGGAGAGGAGGAAAAAAATGAAGAAGTTTTGGAATTGGAAGAACAAAACGATAACAAATCAGGAAACCGAAACTCAAAGTCAAGAAAGAATACTGTTTCTAAATGGAACAATAGCTGAAGAGTCATGGTTCGATGATGAAGTAACACCAGCATTATTTAAAGATGAATTAAATAGTGGTGAGGGAGACATTACCGTATGGATTAATTCTCCAGGTGGTGACTGCATTGCAGCGGCTCAAATCTACAATATGCTGATGGATTACAAAGGTAATGTAACAGTAAAAATAGATGGAATTGCAGCGAGTGCAGCATCAGTAATTGCAATGGCTGGAAACAAAGTAATCGTATCTCCAGTATCAATGATTATGATCCACAATCCTGCAACAATAGCAGCAGGAGATACAGCTGAAATGCAAAAAGCCATAGCTATGCTTGATGAAGTTAAGGAATCAATCATCAATGCATATGAAATTAAAACAGGCTTATCAAGAGCAAGGTTATCACATCTTATGGATGCTGAAACATGGATGGACGCTAATAGTGCCATTGAACTTGGATTTGCAGATGAAATAATGCAAAGAAACACAGAAGAGGATGAGCTTGAAGTTCCTAATGTAAGCATGACGTTTTCTCGTGCATCTGTTACTAACTCATTAATTGAGAAGATGGCAGAAAAGTGCAAGATATCACAGAAAACAAAAAATGAAATAACATCAGACAGTTTATTAGAACGTCTGGAATTAATAAGAAATTGGAGGTAATAAAAATGACTATTTTAGAATTAAGAGAAGCCAGAAATAAAGCTTGGGAAGGTGCTAAAGCCTTTGTAGAAAGTAAAAGAGATAAGGACGGACTTCTTTCAAAAGAAGATGCTGAAACTTATAACTCAATGGAAGAAAAAATTAAAAACTATAGTAAGGAAATTGAAAGAATGGAGGCAATGGAAAATATGGAGAATGAATTAAATAAACCTGTTAATACTCCTATCGTTACAAGACCATCAAAAGTTGATAACGAAGTAAAAACAGGAAGAGCATCAAATGAATATAAAGATGCAATGTTAACTGCATTACGTTCAAACTTTAGACAAGTATCAAATGTCTTACAAGAAGGTGTAGATGCAGATGGAGGATATTTAGTACCAGATGAATATGACACTAGATTAATCCAAAAATTAGAAGAAAATAATATTGTTCGTAGTTTAGCTACAAATATTAAAACAAGTGGAGAACACAAAATAAATATTGCAAGTACTGCACCTGCAGCAGCTTGGATTGAAGAAGGTGACACTTTATCTTTTGGAGAAGCAGCATTCGACCAAAAAATCCTAGATGCACATAAATTACACGTTGCAGTTAAAGTAACAGAAGAATTATTATATGATAACGCATTCGGTTTAGAGAATTTCTTGATTGATAGCTTTGGTAAGGCAATCGGAAATGCTGAAGAGAATGCGTTTTTAAATGGAACAGGAGAAGGACAACCTACAGGTATATTTGCAACAACTGGTGGTGGTACTTATATAACAGCAAAAACAACAGGAGCAGATGCAATTATAGAACTTGTATATAACTTAAAAAGAGCATATAGAAAAAATGCTGCATTTATTATGAATGACAAAATGATAGCAACAATTAGAACTTACAAAGATGGAAATGGAGCATATATGTGGCAACCATCATTAGTACAAGGAGAACCAGATAGATTACTTGGTTATCCAGTATATACTTCTCAATATGCACCAGAAGACTCAATTGCATTTGGTGATTTTAGTTATTACAACATTGGTGATAGAGGTGTAAGATCATTCAAACAATTAACAGAATTATTCGCTGGTAATGGAATGATTGGTTATGTTGCAAAAGAAAGAGTTGATGGAAAATTAGTACTTCCAGAGGCAGTTCAAATCTTAAAAGTTGTTGCTGAAAAAACAACTACTACAAATACAACAACAACTACTACAAAATAGTGAATGGAGGTAAATAGCAGTGATTGAAGAGTTATTAATTAAAGTAAAACAAAATCTTATATTAGAACATTCAGTAGATGATGAATTACTAAAACAATTCATCACTGCTGCAATCTCTTATGCAGAAAGCTATCAGCATATAGAAGAAGGATACTATCAAGAACATGAAATGTCAGAAACAACAAAACAAGCAATTATTATGCTTGTAAGTCATTTCTATGAAAGTAGAGATGGCTCAACTGGTGGTTTCTTTGCTGACAATGTAAATGCATCAAGCCAAGTATGGAACACAGTAAATCTACTATTAAGACTTAATAGAGATTGGAAGGTGTAGCCCATGAGCTTTGGTAAAATGAATAAATTTATTGAAATAAAAAGTATCCAAAATGTAAAGGATGAAGATGGTTTCTCAACAAAACAAGAAATAACAGTTGCAAGAGTTAGAGGATATAGAGAGGGCAGACACGGAAGTGAAAAGTGGGCAAATAGAACTACTTATACTGAGGCGACTGACCTCTTTATTATTCGTGCTATTCCAGGAACAAAACTCTCAACTGATATGACTATTTTATGTGATGATGAGAACTTTGAAATTACTTCAATTGAAGATGTTAAAGGAAAAAATATGTATATTGAAATTCTAGCAAAGAAGGTGATTCAAAATGGCTAAGGCTTATGTGCAATTACCTGAAGAATATCTACAAAAATTATCAAAGCTTGGAAATAAGACTGATGAAATTTGTGAAAAGATGCTAAAAGCTGGAGGAGAGGTAGTTCTTTCAAAAGTAAAAAGCAATTTAAGTTCAGTAGTGGGGAGTGGTACAAAATACAAATCAAGATCCACAGGAGAGCTTGAGGGAGCATTAGGACTATCAGAAGTAAGGCTTGATAGGAATGGAAATTACAATATTAAAGTTGGATTTGCAGAAACAAGAAGAGATGGAACTAGCAACGCAAAATTAGCCAATATTATTGAATATGGAAAATCAGGTCAAGTTGCTAAACCATTTATGAAACCTGCAAAAGCATCATCAAAAGCAAAATGCATAGAAGTAATGAAATCAACATTTGATAAGGAGGTAAACAACATATGACAGTATTATCCGAATTAAATACACTTTTGAGTGATATGTCGATACAAACTGAAACAGCTAAATTAAGCGACAAAGCATTAGATGAGTATGTTGTTTTAGTTCCTATATCAGATAACTTTTCATTATTTTGTGATGACAAACCAAAGTATGAAACATCAGAAGTAAGACTATCTATTTTTACAAAAGGAAACTATATGCAATTAAAAAAGAAAATCGTAAAGGGCTTATTAAATAACAACTTTACGATAACAGATAAACGATATGTTGAATATGAAAACGATACTGGATTTCATCATTACAACATAGACGTAGCAAAATATTATGAAATGGAGGAAATGTAAATGGCTACAATAGGTTTAGATAAATTATATTATTCAAAAATTATAGAAGATGCATCTGGTAATGAAACATATGCTACACCAACTGTCCTTGCAAAAGCTATATCTGCTGAATTATCTGTAGAGCTTGCAGAGGCAACTCTTTATGCTGATGATGTTGCAGCAGAAATAGTAAAGGAATTTAAAAGTGGTACTTTAACACTAGGTGTTGATGATATTGGAATTAGTGTGGCAGCGGATTTAACAGGAGCTCAAGTAGATAAAAATAATGTTTTGATATCAGGTGGTCAAGATGCTGGAAGTCCTGTTGCAATTGGATTTAGAGCAAAAAAATCAAATGGTAAATATAAATATTATTGGTTATATAGAGTTAAGTTTGGAATACCTGCAGCAAGTCTTGCAACAAAAGGTGATTCAATTACATTCTCTACACCATCAATTGAAGGTACAGTATTATGCAGAAATAAACCAGATGCAAATGGAAAACATCCTTGGAAAGCAGAAGTAACTGAAGGTGATACAGGTGTAACAGCAGCAACTATAAATGATTGGTACAACTCTGTATACGAGCCTACATATGCAACAACAAGTACACAAACTAGTGGAAAATAGAAACTGGAGGTAAGTAATGGAAACTGATAGAGTAAGTAAAATTAAAGTTGGTGATAAGGAATATGAGCTAATCTTAACAACAAAAGCAACAAAGGAGATAGCAGGAAGATATGGTGGTTTAGAGAATTTAGGAGATAAACTAATGAAGGCTGAAAACTTTGAAATGGCTCTAGGAGAAATAGTATGGCTTATATGTCTTTTAGCAAATCAATCAATTTTAATTCATAACATTAAAAACAAAGATAATCAAAAAGAGTTATTAACTGAAGAAGAAGTTGAAGTCTTAACAACTCCATTTGATTTAGCTGATTATAAACAAGCGATAACAGATTGTTTATATAAAGGAACAAAAAGAAATATTGAAAGTGAAGAAAATTCAAAAAACGTGGAAGTCGAGTAAGTGATGAAGAATTATTTACTCGACTTTTATATTACGGTTTAGCTCATCTAAATCTATCTTATGACGAAGTATGGCTTATGCCTTTTGGATTATTACTAGATTTATGGGAATGCCATAGACAATTTAATGGAATAGCTAAACCAAAAAGAGAGGTCTTTATAGACGATATTATTCCAGATGGGATTTAAGGAGGTGAGTTATAATGGCAGATAATTTCGGATTGAAGATTGGTGTCGAGGGAGAAAAGGAATTCAAAAGTGCTCTTTATAGTATCAATCAAAGTTTTAAAGTTCTAGGATCTGAAATGAAGTTAGTTGAATCCCAATTCAGTAAAAACGATACTTCTATACAATCATTAACAGCTAAAAACCAGGTGTTAAATAAGGAAATAGATACACAAAAACAAAAAATAGAATTATTAAAAAATGCCTTAAATAACTCTTCCGAGTCTTTTGGAGAAAATGATAAAAGAACTCAAGAATGGCAAATTAAATTAAATAACGCTACTGCTGAATTAAATTCTATGGAAAAAGAGTTGAAAACCAACGAGGCTGCACTTGATAGTGCTGGAACTGAAATGGACGATGTATCTAAAAGTGCAGATAAGATGGGAAATGATATAGATGATGCAGGAAATAAAGCTGAAAATAGCAATGGCAAGTTTGAAAAACTAGATTCAGTCTTAAAAGGAATAGGTGCAACAATGGGAGCAGTAGCTGTTGCGGCAGGAGCTGCGGCAGTTGCTCTAGCATCTAAAGTTGTATCAGCTTATGCAGAATTTGAACAGCTTGAAGGTGGTGTTAAAACTCTATTTGGTACAGAGGCATCTTCGGTTGAAGAGTATGCAGCAAGTGTTGGTAAAAGTGTAGGAGAAGTAGAAGGAAAATATAACTCACTTCTTGCAGCACAAAAACAAGTTTTTAATGACGCCAACAATGCTTATAAAACAGCAGGACTTTCTGCAAATGAATATATGAATACAGTTACATCTTTTAGTGCTAGTTTAATATCATCATTAAATGGAGATACTGAGGCAGCAGCAAGAGCAGCAAATCAAGCCATAGTTGATATGTCAGATAACGCTAATAAGATGGGTACTGATATGTCCTTAATTCAAAGTGCATACCAAGGTTTCGCAAAACAAAACTATACAATGTTGGATAACTTAAAATTAGGATATGGTGGTACTAAAACTGAAATGGAAAGGTTATTGAAAGATGCCGAGAAAATCAGTGGTGTTAAATATGACATCTCTAACTTAAATGATGTTTATAGTGCAATTCATGTTATTCAAACTGAAATGGGAATAACAGGTACTACAGCGGCAGAGGCTGAAAAGACAATATCAGGATCAGCAAATGCTATGAAAAGTGCATTTGAAAATTTACTAACTGGATTTGGTAATGCTGATGCAGATATGCAAGTTTTGGTTAAAAACCTAGCTGACTCATTAAATACGGTTATTAAAAATATAACTCCAGTTTTAAATAATATAGTATCAGTTCTACCAACGGTTCTGGATGCTCTTTTAGGTGCAATAGGTCAAATGTTGCCAACCTTATTAGAGGCAGTCACAGAACTTTTTTCTAGTTTACTTGAAACTATATTGAATTTAATTCCAGAGCTTATTCCAACCGTAGTTACGGCATTAACCACAATAATAGAAACATTGGTGGAAAACCTACCACTATTAATGGATGCAATTGTAGTTATATTTACTTCTTTAATAGAAGGAATAGGAGAGTTACTACCTACATTAATACCAACTGCAGTTCAAGCAATTATCACAATTGTTAATGGCTTAATTGAAAACCTACCGATGCTTTTGGATGCAGCACTTCAATTGATAATGGGACTAGCACAAGGATTAATCACTGCACTTCCAATTCTTATAGCAGCACTTCCAGAAATTATAAATGGTATCGTGACATTTTTATTAAATTCAATACCACAAATAATTCAAACTGGAATAGAACTTCTTACATCGTTAATTGGTGCTTTGCCAGACATTATAAAAACAATAGTTGAGGCAATACCACAAATAATTGATGGGTTACTTACTGCTTTGATGGAGTCAATACCTCTTATTATTCAAGCAGGTATCGATTTACTTATTGCACTTATACAAGCACTTCCTCAAATTATAACAACCATTGTAAATGCTATACCAAAAATAATAACTGGAATAGTTAATGCCTTAATTGGGAACATCGATAAAATTATAATGGCAGGAGTTCAGTTATTTGTTGCATTGATTAAGAACTTGCCTACAATCATTGTAGAAATAGTAAAAGCAGTACCACAAATCGTATCTGCATTAGTTAATGGATTTAAAAATGGTATAGGGTCATTAGCTGAAGTAGGTAAAAACTTAATTCAAGGTTTATGGAATGGTATCAATAATGCTAAAGATTGGGTGCTTGATAAAATCAAAGGTTTTGGTAAGTCAATTCTTAATGGTATTAAAAGTTTCTTTGGTATTCATTCTCCATCAAGAGTATTTAGAGACGAGATTGGTTCAAATCTTGCTTTAGGTTTAGGAGAAGGTTTTACTCAAGAAATGAATAATGTTTCTGATATGATGGAAGATGCAATTCCTACTGACTTCAATGTTGGTATGACTGCTGATGTAGATAATATTGGAATGAATGCTGACTCATATTCAAAAGATAATTTGGTTAGTGCTTTTCAACAAGCTCTAAATGGTATGAGTATAAGAATATCAGAAGACGTGTTTGGAGAATTAGTAATTGATAATGTAGAAAAGGTGGTGTATGGATAATGGCAGAAATAACATGGAAAAATAAATCAAGTAAAGAAATAGAAGGACTTATTATCACAAATACGCCACCAATTACTAAACCAAAAATGAAAGTAGATAAAATCGAAATCGATGGTAGAGATGGAGATATTATAGAAAAAGTAGGATATGAAAGTTATACAAAAAATGTAGGAATAGGACTAGCTAGAAATTATGATATTGATGAAGTAATAAAATACTTCACAGGAGATGGTGAGCTCATATTAAGCGATGAACCAGATAAAGTGTATATTGCTAGTATATTTGATGATGTAGATTATGAAAGACTGTTACAAATTAGAAAGGCAACAGTTAAATTTCATGTTCAACCATACAAGTATTTAAAAGATGAAAGCAAGGTTAGTTTAAGTATTACTACTCAAACATCAGTTGAAGTTGAAAATAAAGGCTTAGAAGTTTCTAAGCCTATTTTTATGCTTGAAGGTTCTGGAACAATTGAAATAGCAGTTAATGGAATAAACATATTTAAATATACATTCCCAAATGGAGAAAACAAAGTAATAGTTGATAGCTTAAAAGAAGAGGCATATTTGGAAGGAGTTTATAAGAATAGAAATATGCTTGGAGAATTTCCAAAACTAGAAGTAGGAAATAATACTATTTCTTGGACAGGAACTTTAACCAAAATAGAAATTGAACCGAAGTCGAGGTGGTTGTAATGATTAAAGTTTATGATGCAGACGAGAGATTATTTGACCACAATGGATTAAAAATATTACATCCTAATAAAGCAGAAGTCTTTATAGAAGACAATGGCGACTACTATATAACTATTGAATCATCAATTGAAGACTTACCATATCTTCAAGAAGGAATGATTATAAGAGCAAAAACAAGATGGGGAGAGCAAGGATTTAGATTAACTAATCCAGAAAAGAAAAACACCAAAGTATCTGTAAAAGGATATCATCTTTGGAAAGACTCTCAAAACTATGTAATCGTTGATTCAAATGTCGTTGATAAAAATTGCAATGATGCATTGGATCATTTAAATAGTGCTTGTGATGTTGGTACACCTTTTACAACAATATCAGATATTACAAGGATTAATTCTACTAGAGTGATTAGAAAAAGTTTAGAAGAGGCAATCTCAATCGTTGTTGAAAAATGGGGAGGACACTTATATAGAGATAACTGGGTTATTGGAGTAAAAGAAACAATAGGAGCTGACAGAGGCATTGTAATTAAGTATGGAAAAAACTCAACTGACATAGAGGTTAAAGAAAACTGGGATAATGTAGTAACAAAAATACTCCCAGTTGGTTATGATGGAATAACTTTGCCAGAGGTTTATCTTGAATCAGCAATGCAATATTCAATTCCTTATACAAAAGTTATTAAATTTGACCAGGATATAAATCAAGATGATTACAAAGATGAAGATGGAAACCTAAAAGAAGATGAGTATAGAGAGGCATTAATATCTGATTTAAGAACTCAAGCAATAGCATACCTTGAGGAAAATCAGTACTTCAAATGTAATTATAAAGTAAAAGCTCATATAGAAGGTGTAGTAGATTTAGGAGATGTAATCGTAGTAGAACATGAAAAGCTTGGAATAAAGATAACAACAAATGTAATCTCATTAAAATATGATTGTATACGAGATAAATACACAGAGATAGAGTTTGGTAATTTTAAGACTCAATTAAAGGATCTTGTTAAAACTATAAAAGGAGATACAAAGGAACAAATATCATCAGCAAATGAAGTGGTTAAAGTAACATTAGAAAATGAACTAAATGAGGCAACCTCTAAAATATGGGGTAAGCTTGGAAACAGCTATGTTATTTATGAAGGCGATAGGATTTTGGTGGTTGATAGTCTACCAAAGGAAAAAGCTACAAACGTAATGATGATAAATGCTCAAGGTATAGGGTTTTCAAATAATGGAATTGACGGAAATTTTAATTCTGCATGGCTTATTGATGGAACACTAGATATGCAAAATATCAATGTTATTAATATGACAGCAAACCTAGTAAAAGGTGGAACTTTCAAAGTTGGTGCAAAGATTAACGAGGCAGGTAGAATTGAAATCTATGATATTTCAAATAGATTAATTGGAACATTTGATGAAAATGGAATATGCGTTTATGGAATTGATGGAAGTAGAGTTGTAATAAATCCAGAAGAATTTACAGGATATGACCACACAGGTGCAAAGGTGTTCTGGATGAATGGTGATGAGTTCCATATGAAGAAATCAGTAATAGAAGAAGAAATAACGTTGTGTGGTTTAGCAAGATGGCTAGGAATAGAAACCACAGATAATACAGGAATTGGAATAGTTCCATTAATATAGGAGGTGAGTAGATGGCAAGTAGTGGTTCATTTAATACAAGTGCATATAGCGTAAGATATTTAGTGTTTAGTTGGAGCATAGCATCACAGGATATTGGAAACAATAGAACAACAATAAACTGGTCATTGAAAGCTGCTGGTGGTTCAACTACATCTTGGTATAAAGCAGGTAATTTTAAAGTAGTTATAAATGGAAGTACTGTTTATGAAACAGGTCAAAATGATCGAATTACTCTTTATGGGGATACTGTTGTTGCAACAGGACAGGCAACAATAGGACATAACTCTGATGGTTCAAAATCCTTTAGTGCGAGTGCAGAAGCGAGTATTTATACTTATGCAAGAAATGTTAGTGGTAGTGGCTCGTGGTCTTTAACTAACATACCAAGACAAGCTAACTTGACATCAGCACCAGACTTTAATGACGAACAAAATCCTTCGATTGGCTATTCAAATCCTGCAGGAAATAGTGTATCAAACTTAGATGCTTGTATATCATTAACAGGTTCAAAAGATGATGTTGCATATAGAGGTATTTCTAAAACTGGATCATCCTATACATTTAACTTAACAGAGGCTGAAAGGAATGTTTTAAGGAATGCTTGTACGACGAGTAATAGTAGAAATGTTACTTTTTATGTTAGAACAATAATAGGTGGAAACACATTCTATTCAACCATTACAAAGAAACTATCAATAGTAAATGGAAATCCAACCTTTTCATCAAGTAATATTTCTTACAAGGACAATAATAGCACTACTACAGCTGTCACAGGAAACAACCAACAATTGGTTCAAAGTTTATCTAAGTTATTAGTAACGATTACAAGTGCAACTGCAAAGAAAGGTGCAACCATCACTAAATATGATGCAACAATAAATAATGTAACTAAAAGCATAACAAGTGCAGGTAATATTGACTTTGGAACTATTAATTCATCAAACAACTTAACGTTATCAGTAAAAGTAACAGATAGTAGAGGTAATACAACTACAGCTACTAAGACTGTTACTTTTTTAGCGTGGTCATTGCCTACTGCTGTAATATCTTTGAAAAGAAAAAACAATTATGAAAATGAGACATATCTAACGGTTAATGCATCGTTTTCAAGTGTTAACTCTAAAAATAAATTAACAATTCAATATCAATATAAGAAAACAACAGATAGTTCATACTCGTCATTAGCTACAATAAGTAATAACACTAAAGTGACAATGTCTAAGGATAAGAACTATGCATGGGATTATAAAGTAATATTAAAAGACTCGTTTGGAACAACAACTTATAACCTAACATTAGCAAAAGGTAAGTTCATCTTATTTGTAGATACAAAAAAGTTATCAGTAGGTGTCAATTGCTTTCCAGCAAAAGCCGAGTCATTAGAGGTTAATGGAATAGAATTTCTGGAATACGATGTTGTTTCGACTTGGTAGGAGGTATTTATGAGTAAGTCAATTAAGTTTAAAAATAATACATATTTGGATACTTCGGGAATAGTGCATGAGAAAAGTGTTATGAAAGGCACAATTAACTATAACAATAAAAGCCAAAATGGTTATACAAAACTTCTTAATGGCTTAATTCTACAATGGGGAGCGAAATCAATCTCTAATATTACATCGACAGAACAAAAAGTTGATGTAAGTTATAACATTACTTTTCCAAATAACGTATTAAATATACAAACCACGATGAGTGATGTTGGATATGGAGTACAAAGATTTACATCAGGAGTAGGAGTAATCAACCCGTCAAAATCAGGATTTACTGCTAATGTAAAAAGTACATCTGACAAGTATGGCACAGTTTCTTTTACTTTATATTGGTTTGCAATTGGTTATTAGGAGGTAATATGAGTAAAGCTATTCAATTTAAAAATAAGTCAGGCGAAAAAATATATCCTTGTCCATATTATCCAGTTGGAAGTATTTATTTATCAGTAAATAATGTTAATCCAAGTTCTTTTTTTGGAGGAACTTGGGTACAAATAAAAGATAGATTTTTAGTAGGAGCTGGAAATTCTTATTCAGTTAATTCTACAGGAGGAAGTACATCACATAACCATGGATATAGAGTGGGTTTTCATCCATATTATGGTGCTTTAATTGGAGAAGATAATAATGCCATTAGTTTATATGACTATGAATCTGGTGCTTGGAAAAATGGTGCTAGTGATTCGGGAGTACCTGATACAGGTGTTGGAAACACAGGTGTAGAATCATCAAGTAAATCACAATCTTCAGCTAAATATAGTGTATATGCAAAAACTACAAATACTAATTCGCTGCCACCATACATGGCGGTATATATGTGGAGGCGAACTGCATGAGTAAAGGTATTAGATTTAAGAATAAAAACAATGAACACATCTATCCATGTGCTTATATGCCAGTTGGTGCTATTTATAAATCTACATCAAATACAAATCCATCGACAATTTTTGATGGTACTTGGACATTGGTTCATAGTGGATATGAAAGGCAACAAATAGGAACTCAAGTTTTATATGATGAAATAAGTGGTAGTGGAAATGTTGGTAAAACAAATTTAATAGGTGCATATGGTTACGAATTAATAAATGGTTTATTTAGCAATATATCTGTCCCAAGTGGATGTCATAAAGAATATAGAATAACATTCCAAGGAAGAACAGGTGGAGATAATAGGATAACAATATATCTTAATAATATTGCTACATCGAGTACAGGAACATGGTCGTCTGAAACTTTTAGGATAATTGGATCAAGTAAGTTTTTTAAAGAGTCAGATATAACTCAAGAAACTACCATGGGATATTCAAATCCAGGATGCAATTTAAAATATCAAGTTACAGGTGCATCGAATCAATGGAATATTCGTAATATATCAGTTAGTGGATTTATTGTTACAGATGCACAAATATATACATGGAGGCGAACTGCATGAGTAAAGCAATTAAATTTAGAAATAATACATATCTTGATACCTCTAGCATTAGCCATAACAAGCACAATTTCAAAGATAAGTTTCAAGAAACTAAAATGAATACGGGGGCTATGAATAATAAAAACTGGGTAAAAATATGTAATTTTAAATTCGATAATCATAACCAAGGAGAATTTGCTTATTTCAAGATATTTATAGGTGCAGGAAATAATGGTAACACAAATCAAAATGCTTATATTGATTTAATAATGCAGTTAGGGTGGACAGGGAGTAATGATGGTCGATTAGGCTGTAATGCGATATTGTATCCATTAGAAACATCTTTTAATACAAGTAATACTAATATAAAAGTAATAAGTAAATCTAATACGGATTATGATTTATGGATATATAGTACGCAGACTTATTGTAAGCCTAATTATATTGCGAATGTTTCGGAGAGAGTTACAGTAACACCGAAGTGGGAATTGTCAGCGAGTGAACCATCTGGGACTTCGTGTAGTTTGTCATATATTCAGAGATAGGAGGAAAAAATGAAATCAATTTTTAATTTTATAACTGGTACGGTACTGACAACAGTAGTGTACTTTTTAGGAGGTTTAGATGTGGCACTTAAAACATTGTTAGTTTTCATATTACTCGATTATATTACAGGAGTATGTGAGGCAATAACAAAGAAAAAGCTCAATAGCATCATAGGTGCTAAAGGAATAATAAAGAAAATAGGTTACTTGATAATAGTTGCATTGTCAGTTCAGTTAGACACTATAACTGGAGAAACTGGTGCAATTAGAACCCTTGTAATCTATTTTTTTGTAGCAAACGAAGGAATTTCAATTTTAGAGAATTGGGGTTCTATGGGATTGCCATTACCTAAAAAAATAATTGAAACATTAGAACAATTAAAAGATAAGAATGGAGGAGAATAACATGGAAAGAAAAGGATTAGATATATCATCTTATCAAAAAGGAATCAATTTTGATGAAATAAAGTCAAAAGTTGATTTTTTAATTTTAAGAGCTGGATTCACTGGATGGGGTGGAGATGGTACTAATAAAAATAAGGATAGTTGCTTTGAAGATTTTTATAGTAAATCAAAAGCAAGAGGAATACCAGTAGGTGCTTATTGGTATAGCTGTGCTAATACTTATGAAAAAGGAAGAGCAGAAGCGGAATACTTATATAATAATTGTTTAAAAGGAAAACAATTTGAATATCCAATTTATATGGATGTTGAAGAAGATAGACACCAACAAGTAGGAAAATCAAGAATGGCAGATGCAATAAAAGGTTTCTGTGAATATTTAGAAAATAAAGGATACTATGTAGGTATTTATGCTAATAGTAATTACTTTAATAATTTCATAGATACTGCAAAATTATCTATGTATGATAAATGGCTTGCAGTATGGACTAGCAATAAGCCTTCATTTAAATATGGTGATTTTGGATTATGGCAAAACTCATCAAATGGAATTATTGGTGGAATGAGAGTTGATACAGATTATGCATATAAAGATTATCCAAGCATAATTAAAAATGCGGGATTAAATGGCTATGCTAAAGGTACATCAGAAACAACAGTTCCTGAAAAAAGTAAAAAGTCAAATGAAGAAATAGCTAATGAGGTAATTGCAGGAAATTGGGGTAATGGCGAGGATAGAAAAAATGCATTAACAAATGCAGGATATGATTATTCAACTATTCAATCAATAGTAAATTCTAAATTAGGAGTTGCATCAAAGCCATCTGCTAAATATCATACAGTGGTAAAAGGTGATACTCTATGGGCTATAGCTAAAAAATATTATGGTGATGGAAACAGATACCCAGAAATTGCAAAAGCCAATAACATAGCAAATGCTAATATTATAAGTATAGGTCAAAAATTATTAATACCATAAGTAAAAGGGCAACTTAATTGTTGCCCTTATTTTTTTTGCATAATTTTAGTGGATTTTCCTCAGCTATTTCTAATAGATATTTTTTACTTAAAATTTGTTTTATGTCAGTAATAATTTTACCAATATCATTAAAATCAATATTGAAAACATCTGCTGCTGAATTGAAATGCTGCATAAAAGTTCCTTGTCCAAGTGTATCAAGTGAATACCCTTTTGCTAGATAAAATGCAATA